ATATAAGAGATTTTTGCAGTCTAAGAGATGTTAATAGATATTTCGGTTTAAGTCCAAAAAGCATTTATAGATTAAGATTAGCAATAAATAATAAGAAACTTTATCATAGTTATTACTTTAAAGAAGAAGCTGTATCGACTATCCTCGGAACGGAGGAGTAGGCCTATTATTGGTACATAGGTCGAAATGGTGTCTTTACTATTGCCATAACAATAGTAAATAAGATATAGTCAATGCTTATGGAAACATAAGAGTAACATGCACAGAAGCTCAAAATAAAGACAATGACACTGAGGAATTTGACAGTGTTGGCGCTATTGTTGCTTTTTGCGAGAAAGAAGGTGGTTTCATCCCAGAATATAAAATAGACGCTCCGCAAGATGTAATTGATACAATCTTAGCGGACAATAAAGAGTATTTACAAACTCTTATCCATAATGACTCAAATCTGTCTCAACAGATTGAAATGTTCTTAAAGAAGAAAGAAATACTTGAAGAACAAAAGAGAGATAGGCTTGCCGCAAGAGACAATGGTTCTTCTATTGTTGAAATGACTGACAAGGATTTGGCGGCAAGGGCTATGGCAATCCAAGATGATATCGAGCAAGATGATGTTCTCTTGGGAATAAATAATGAAAGTGAGGAAGAATATTAGTGAGTTTACAAAATTTACTTGACTTAACCTCTTCAAGACAATCAACAAAAATAGGCATATCTGAGGAAAGGCTGCGGGCGGCGATGCCTGAACTCAGGAATGCTATTGCTTATTACAGAGTCTACCCTGATATCTTCATTGATGATATCAAGGGTCCTGACAGCCTGTTCAAGTTCTATGTGTATCAACGCGTGTTTTTGCGTGCGGTGATGCGACATAAATGGGTGTATGCAACCTTTCCTCGTGCGTATTCAAAGTCGTTTTTGACAATGATGAGCTTGATGTTGAAAGCGATACTCTACCCTGGAACACATGCGGCCGTGACCTCGGGCGGGAAAGAGCAAGCAGCCTTAATTGGGGCTGGGTAAAGCATTTGAATTGCTGGAACCCCCTAAAGCTTTGCTAACTAAAGCGGAAGTTGAATCTCAAACAGCTAGACGTAAATGTTATTGAAAAATAGAAAAAATAGCAAAGATGACTCAAGGTGAGAACCTAAAAGTTTGCAAATGGGCAATCAGCAGCTAAGCAAAGGAGATAATAAATGAGACATAAACTCATTTACTTTGAAAGTTCATCGACTAGATTTTATAAGTAGGGGTTTTCAAAACCTCGAAGCGGATGCCTTTTATACATAGGTATAAAAGATGATATAGTCAAATAGTTAGAGGAAACTCTAAATGTAAAAGCAATTACAATAGCCAAGGTTGAAGAAATCTGTCGCTTGCTTCCCGCACTCAATAACGAGATTAAGTGGGGCCGCGGGCAATCTAAGAAATCTAAGGATAATGTAAGTTATCTATTTAAAAATGGCTCTTCTATTGATATACTGGCGGCAAGGGAGAGCTCGAGAGGGCAACGCCGCCACTGTATCGTCGTTGAGGAAGCCATCTTGGTGGACGCGGACGCGCTTAATGACATAATAGTGCCCACTACAAACATTGACAGACTCTTGCCTGATGGCACGAAACGACCGGAAGAACTTGTAAATAAATCTCAAACGTTCATTAAACAAAAGTTAGTGACTCTATTGAGCAATCAATAGATGAAAACCCTTTGAATTACTGGAAACTCTTAACAAGTAAAGTTGAAGACAATCAGTAGCCAAGTCTCTATAATTGAGAAAGGTTCAACGACTATCCCTGACGAGGGAGTACATTCAAGCGAATGGAAGCGGAGGGCATCCTTAATGGATGATGATATAGTCTACTCTATATAGAAATATATAGCAGTTCATAAGAGAACGTGCATAAAAGTAGCGTTTTATGTAGAATATAAGGAACAACAGCAGGTTGGAAAAGTTCTTATCCGTACAATAAGTTATTAGATACCTTGATAAATTCCGTAATAAATCCAGACCAATATATGGTACTTGGAGGAACATTCGAGACTCCTGTTAAGGAGGGCTTGCTTGATGCGGATTTCGTCGAGAAGTTGAAGTTGGAGGGCACGTTTAATGACAGCTCATTCGACCGAGAGTATAAAATACATTCTGTACTCTTAAAATTATTGAGAATTGCGGGGAAGCCTTTAGAGACTCTTTTGCTACAGCATAAGAATGAAATAAGTCTAAGTGCGACAGCTTAAAAAACAAAGAGTATTAGGTTATCCGCAGCCGAGCCTCAAATAGAGGAAGGTTCAACGACTAAGAACCCTATTTATGGGTCAGCACAATACACTATGAATTAGAAAGGTTGTTATTATGAAAAACATTGTTATTGATAATATCAGTACCTCATATTATATTACAGAAGAAGGAAAATGTTATAATGAGAAGACTGGAAAATATTTAAAAGGTCAAGTCAATTATAAAAATGGTTATCTTTCTTATAATATAACATTACCAAACAAACAAAAGAAAAGAATATATGCACATAGGGCGGCGGCCATCGCTTATATCCCGAACCCATCGAGCTTACCGCAAGTGAATCATCTCGATGGTAACAAGTGTAATAACGCGGTATGGAACTTGGAATGGGCGACCGCCGCACAGAATAGTCAACATTCTTTGGCTCTTGGATTAAAGAAATTTAAACCAGTCTATTGCTTTAATAGAGATAAAGAGTTAGTTGCTATTTATCCTACTATTGCGGAAGGCAGTAAAGCCTTAGGTATTTCCGCAAGTTTAATTTCACAAGCAGTTAATAAAGAAGTGAAATGCTTATGCGGTAATTGCTATTGGTCTTATGATAAAGATTTAGGCGAAACAGTAGAATACAAAAACTTAGGAAAAGCAAAAGAAGTGTATCAATATGATTTAAAAGGAAAATATATAAATAAATACCCTTCTACTGGTGCGGCAGCTCGTTCATTAGGATTATCAACTAGCTCTCATATAGGAGAATGTGCAAGAGGAAAGATTAAACAATATAAAGGTTTTGTTTGGAGATATAGTGAAGATATAGTCTTACCTTCAATGAAAGTTGAAGATTAAAAAAATATAGAGAAGTATTTGGAGCGGCGACTCTGATAAAGCTTATTTCTCATCAGAAGTATTTGATAAGCATCGCCAACTAATAACAGCAGAATATGATGCGCGAGTTAATGCAAAAGCAAAAAGTACATACTATGTCTTAGGTGTGGACGTAGGTAGGACAGGATGTAATACTGAGGTAGTTGTAATAAAAGTATTGCCGCAGCCGCAAGGTGCGCATATCAAGTCCATAGTTAATATCTTTTCTATTGAAGGAAAGGACTTTGAAGAGCAAGCGGTAAAAATTAAAAAACTATTCTTTAAGTATAAGGCAAGAAGCGCTGTCATTGATGCTAATGGATTAGGAATTGGCTTCATAGACTTTATGACAAAAACACAGATAGACCCTGAGACAGGGGATGAATATCCGCCATTTGGTGTTGAAGGAGGAACATTTGAGGATGTTCAAGCGCAATACAAAGATGTTAATAGAAGTGATGGAGTCTTAAAAAATGCAATGTACTTAATAAAAGCAAATGCACCAATTAACACAGAAGCACATGCTTATGTGCATACTCAAATGGGTACTGGAAAATTGAAATTCCTTATTGATGAGAGGGAAGCAGGCGTTAAGCTTATGAGTACAAAAGTAGGTCAGAATATGACACCAGAACAAAGAGCAGAACACCTTATGCCTTTTGTTCAAACAACAATCCTTAAGGAGCAATTATTGAATTTAGTTCAATCAAATGAAGGAACCAATATTATATTGAAGAGGAATAATAGCGGTATTCAGAAGGATAAATTCTCTGCTCTTGAATATGGGCTTTACTATATTAAAAAGGATGAAGAAAGCAGAAAGAAAAAGAAAAGTTTCTCTATTGCAGATTTTATGTTTTTTACCTAAAATTTTTTTTAAAGCGGCGGGCAAAAGTTGTTAAATTGCCTGCCGCTTATTTTAAATTACTATAGCAAGGAAGAATTTTATGGAGACGAATAGAAAATTTTTAGTTTATTACCATAAAAGTAAAGATGGCAGATATTATATAGGACAAACTTGCCAAAGTATTGAAGAGAGGTGTAAATCTGGCAACGGATATAAAACTCTTAAATTCAACATAGATATAATAAATGAAAATGGCGGTTGGGATTCTTTTGAACATGGCATCTTAGAAAGAAACCTGACAAAAGAAGAAGCCGACGAAAGAGAGGCTTATTATATTACATATTATAACAGTGTCGAAAATGGATTTAATACCTATAAAATGAATTATAGTGGGTATTATTTTTCGGACTTGTGGGATAACCCGACAATAAAAAGCAATATAATAGATAAACTAAAAAAGCAAAGAAATACTAAAGAATATAAAGAGAAAAAATCAAAGCAAATGAAAGAATTGTGGCAATCAGATTCATACAAAAAGAAACAAAAACAAGCTTGGACAGAAGAGAGAAAGAAAAAAATTTCTGATATTGCAAAAAGAGTATGGGAGAACAAAGATATAAGAGAAAGAATCTCCAAAATACAATCAGAACTCCAAAAACAAGCTTGGCAAAATGAAGAATATAGAAGAAAAATGTGCAAACAGGTAAGATGTGTAGAAACAGGAGAGATATTTGAAAGCATAGCTGCAGCCGCGAGATGGTGCGGAGTTAAAGCAAACACTTTGTGTGCAGCACTATCTAGTAAAACGCATCAATCAGGTAGGCACCCTGAGTCTAAAGAAAAACTCCATTGGGAGAGATACGTAGACGAGGTTGGAAAGGGGGGTTGAGGCATTATGAAAAGTAGTCGTGGAGAGATTAAAATACATGAAATATTAACTCACGCGGGAATAGATTTTAAAGAAGAATATAGTTTTGTTGATTTAATTAGTTCTAGCGGAAGACCATTGAGATTTGACTTTGCGGTATTTGATGATGCCGGAGAGTTGGATTTCTTGATTGAGTATCAAGGAATCCAACATAGGTTCATTATGAACCCAAGCCTAAGTTTGGAGGAAAGAAAGGTCTAGTCCAACAGCAGTATAATGATTCAATGAAAAGGCAATACTGTTTAAAACATGGTTATAAGCTAATTACTATTCCCTATTGGGATGAGTCAATTATGGATTATGATTATATAATAAAAGCAGCAAATAATTGGTAAAATTTTTCGTGAGTGGTTGCTTGACTTTTCACGAAATTTTTGATATAATATAGAGAGAATGATAAGGAGGTGTCACTTCATTGCGAAACAGATTAGAAGATATTAAAAGCAAAGGCTTCAATATAGTGCGAGGAAGTGTAGATACCGAAAATCCAAAACCCACAACAGGATATGTGGCTCCCGCAACAGATTTTGGGAAAATAAAGATAGGAGCAAAGTCGCTTGAAGATGCTGTATTAAATTTAGGTAATTATCGTAAGGTAAATCCTAGATTAGCTGACAAGACGACAGTTATGCGAGCTATTGATAATTATGACTTGAATACAATGAGAGAAATTTCAGATTTCTTTTATAAAACAAGTGGAATTTATGCTCGTATAATTAGGTATATGGCTTTCATGTATCGCTATGACTGGTACGTTACTCCTTATATCCAAGACGAATCAATGAAGAAAGAGAAAGTTCTTAAAGGTTTTAAAGATTGCTTAAAACTATTAGATAATTTCAATGTTAAGAAAACCTTTGGAGAAATTGCTCTTCAAGTTTTGAAATTTGGCTGTTATTATGGCTATAGAGTAGAAACACATGATGGAGTTACATTACAAGAACTACCTGCTAACTATTGCAGAAGTAGATTTAATTATGGCGGCAAACCAGCAGTCGAATTTAATATGAAATTCTTTGATGATAATTTTAGAGATACTGAACAAAGAATGAGAATATTAAAAATGTTTCCGCCAGAATTTAAAAAGGGTTATTCCTTATACAAACAAGGAAAACTACCTCCCGAATATGCGGGAGATGAAAGAGGATGGTATCTGTTAGACCCAAATTTAGCAGTAAAGTTCACCGCCAATGGAGAAGATTATCCTGCTTTTATTTCTGTCATTCCGCTTATCTTAGCTTTAGATGAAGCACAAGACTTAGACAGAAAAAAAACAATGCAGAGACTTTTGAAGATTGTTATTCAAAAGATGCCAATGGATAAAAATGGTGACTTAATTTTTGATGTTGATGAAGCACAACAGCTTCACAATAACGCTGTACAAATGTTGGGCAAAGCAATTGGAGTAGATGTACTGACTACTTTTGCGGAAGTATCTGTTGAAAATTTAACAGATAGCAATGCCGCATCAAGTCAGACTGATGATTTACAAAGAGTAGAGCGACAATTATACAATGAAGCGGGCGTGTCTCAGAATCAGTTTAATGCAACAGGAAACTTAGCATTAACCAATTCTATTTTAAATGATGCGGCGACCATGTATAATATGCTTCTACAATTTGAAATTTTCTTAAATGATGTGATTAAGAAATTTAATACACAGCCTAAGAAGATTTATTTTAGAACACAGATATTAACAACTACTATTTATAACTATCAAGAAATGGCAAAACTTTATAAAGAACAAACAACAATCGGTTATTCTAAGATGCTTCCACAGATTGCGCTTGGTCAATCGCAGAGCAGTGTTCTTGCAAATGCTTACTTTGAGAATGATGTTCTTGACCTTGTCAATGTGTTTATCCCGCCAATGCTATCTAGCACAATGAATGCAGATTCAGTAAGGGCGCTAAGAGAAAACAAAGACCTCGGTGGCGACAGTGAAAACAGCGCCGGCCGAAAAGAACTATCAGATGACCAAAAGTCAGAAAAGACAATTCAAAATAGAGAATCTATGAATTAAGGAGGTAAAGATGAATAACAGAATTAGTGTTGCTACTATTGATTCACCTGAATTTATAAATCTCAAACCAATGGATTTAAACCCATTGATGTCTAAATGTGAAGTTAAAGTCCTTTATGTGGGACTTAACAGAAACAACAGCTATATTGATAAAGCAACAGCAACAGAAATGTCTAAGACATTACGAGGTTGTCCTATTGTTGGTCAATATACTGAGGATAAGGGAGATTTTGAAGACCATGGTGACCAAGTTATAATTGATAGTGATGGAATTAAATTCTCAAAACTGACTAAACCTTATGGGTTCGTAGCACCAGATGCTAAGGTTTGGTTTCAGTTTTTTGAAGATAAAGATGAATATGGAAATACGTGTCTTAGAGAGTATTTGATGACTGAAGCATATCTTTGGACTGGACAGTTTAAAGAGTGCGGCAGGGTTATTGAAAATCATAATCCGCAGTCAATGGAATTAGATGAAGAAACTTTGAAAGGTTATTGGACAACAGACGATAATCGAGGTGTTGATTTTTTCATTATAAATGACGCAATATTCTCTAAGTTGTGTATTTTAGGTGAAGATGTTGAACCTTGCTTTGAAGGGTCAAGCTTTTCCGAGCCTAACTTAAGTTCAAAGTTTAATAAGGACAATGAATTTACAAAGAGTTTATTCTCAATGATAAATGAACTGAAATTTGCATTAAACAATAGTAAAGGAGGAAAACCAATGCCCAAAGATATGAAGCAAGTGGTAAATGGTGAATCTTCTGAAAATCAGAATACTCAGTTTGAAGCGGACGGTGCGGCAGCTGCCTCTGAAAGTGCGGCAACCGCGAGTGTAACAGGCGGAGGCCATGGTGTAGACACTGAATTGCCCGTGGGTAATCCAGATACAGGTGTAGGTTCCGCAGCAGGAGACCCCGCAGTTGACGGAAACATCTCTGGTCATGATGTAGTTAGTGGAGGTGGAACCGTGCAAGGAGAGGGCCCCGCCGCAGAAACACATGAAAATGGAGGTCTTTTAGTGGAAGATTCTATTCCATCTACTCAGAAGGAATTAGAATTTGAAGCAAATGATACTGATTCTTCTTTTGAGAAAAAAGATGATGAGGATGTGGACAAAGATGATAAATCTGATTCAGATGATTCTGAAGATAATATAGAGGACGAGGAAGAAAAAGAGGAGGAGAAGAAAAAAGATTATGCTCTTCTTGAAGAAGAACTTTCAAGTCTCAAAAATGAGTATTCTCTTTTGAAAGAGGAGTATGCAAAACTTTTAGCTTTCAAACAGGAAGTAGAAAATAAGGAGAAAGATGCTTTAATTGAATCCTTCTATATGCTTTCTGATGAAGATAAAAAGAATGTAATTGAAAATAAAGCTAACTACAGTCTGAAAGAAATTAAGGCTGAACTATCTATGATTTGCGTAGATAAGAAAGTTAACTTTAACCTTGATTCTCAGAGCAATAGCACTGATGACGTTCTTGGTTCAGTTACTTACAACCTTGACTCTCATCAAGCAGATGGCTTGCCCGCATGGTTGAGAGCAGTTGAGAATGTTAAAAAGAATAAATAATAGGAGGATTAGAAAATATGGCAAATTTTAAGAGAGTTGGATTTGGCCAAGTTGAGCCTAATCAGTTATCTGCTCAGAAGACTGGTCAAATTTACGCTAGTTTACCTCTTGATTCTACAGTACAGACTCTTCAAAACGGTGAGTTCATGTATTACAGCTATGCGGATGGAAAAGTAACCGCAGAGCCTACTGTACCAGGTCAGGAGCCAATGTTGGTATTTAACGAGGTTAAGATGTATGAGCCTCAGTATCAGACTTCTTATAAGAACTTCGCAATGATTAGAGTTGGTGATAACTATGTTACCTCTGACTTGTCTCTTGCTCGTTGTTCTGAAGAGATGCAGGGCATTGCTGCTACTGTTGACCATGTAGATAACTACAGAATGGATGGTATTGCACCTAGATTGTTTAAGACCAATGTTGGTGATGTATTCACTACTAACATGGTAAAGACAGGTGTTGAATATCAAGTTGGTAATATTTTGAAGCTTTCAGTTATTACTAATAACTACACAGACAGTCAAGGTGTAGCTAAGACTTATAAGACTCTTGTTCTTGATAAGAATGGTACTATTGACACAATCCAGTTTGTTGTTGCTAAGGTATATACTATGCCGGATGGACAGCCTGGACTTAAGCTTCAGAGAATTAAATAAGGAGGGTAAATAACAATGGAATTTAAAGATATTTTACAATTAGCAAAAACCGTTGCGAAGGCTGACCCTTCTAAGGCTGTTGCTTACAGTTTTGGTGAGAAGTCTTTTGGCTACGATGAAATGAATGAAGCTTTGAGAGCGGAGTTTGCAGCTCTTGCTCCAGACTATAGAACTTACAAAATCAATCAGAATACTATTTTTGCTTTGTTAGAGCAGACTATTGATGATGTGCTTCCTGTAAAGGTTATGCAGCAGTATGGTCAGTTCGCAGAGATTAAGACCTTTAATCAAGGCGATAAGCCTATCTTTACTCAGAAGATTACTAATGCATCTCGTAAGAGAGCAAGACAGTTTATCGGTAAGGTTGGTTTAGCAGGTCTTTACGAAGTATTTAAGCTTGATGGACGCAGCTATGAAGTTGGTACTAATGCTATTGGTGGTGCTGCTCAGATTGGATTTGAGGAGTTCCTTGATGGTAGAGTAGATTTCGCAGACGTTCTTAATATTGTTTTAGAAGGTCTTGACGAGTGTATCTATGTAGAGATTGAGAAGCAGTTGATTGGTGCGGCTCAGAATATTCAGACCACACATCCGAATAATCTCTCTACTCAGACCAACTTCAATGAGAAGGAAATGGATAGATTGATTTCTATTTCAGATTCTTATGGCGGACGCTCTACAATCTATTGCACTTTTGAGTTTGCGGCTACCATGATTCCTTCTGATAATAGATGGTCTAATGAAATGAAGAATAACATGTGGAACAATGGATACCTTGGTTCTTACAAGGGACATCAGGTAATTGTTCTTCCACAGTCTTTTGAAGATGAAACTAACGCTAAGAAGGTTGTTGACCCATCTTATGCTTGGATTATTCCTACAGGAGCAGAAAAGCCTGTAAAGATTGCTTTTGAGGGCGGAACCATTGTAGATGAGTACACTAACTACGATAGAAGTAAAGAAGTGCAAATCTATAAGAAAATCGGTTGCCGCGCAATCTTCTCCAGTGACATCTGTGTTTACAAGAACACCTCTTTAAAGAGATAATTGATTCAAGGAGAATAGGAAGTTGGGGGAGAGGACTATAATAGTCTTTTCCCCAATTTCTTGGTTTTAGGAGACAAAAGGAGAATAAGATAATGCAAAACATTATGGAAAAAGTAGAAGTTAGAAATAGAAATGCGGGATGGACAGGATATGAAATTCCGGATAAGGGGATTGTTAGAAATTTTGCCCCAAATGAAGTAAAGAATGTTCCTTTGGAAGAGTTAAAGCAGTTACAGTATGTTTCAGGCGGAGATTATCTTTTAAAGCATTGTTTGCTCATTAACGATGAAGATGCTTTAGAAGTGCTCAATATGAGAAATCTTGAGCCTGAGTACTTTTATACTGAAGATATTATTAAGAAATTACTTGAAGAAGGAACATTAGACCAGTTAGAGGATTGTCTTAACTTTGCTCCGGACGGAGTTGTTGATTTGATTAAGACCATGGCGGTTAAGATTGAATTGCCAGACACTAGAAAGAGAAAGTTAATTACTGAAAAGACTGGTTTGAATATAGATAATGCTATTATGGTAAACTCTATTATGACTCAAGATGACGCTAAAGATGCGGAAGGCCCGGCTGTTCAGAGAAAGGCCACGCCCATTACAATGTCAGAGGCAGCGCCCGCCGCACCTGTGAGAAAGAGTGAGCCTGTACCATATAAGCCGACAATTTAAAAAAAGAAAGAGGTAAAGAATGGGAGAAAAAGCAATAACTCCATTCTCAACCATCTATGATAGTTTTCTTACAAGAGTTACAAGTGATATGTATATGGAATTGAATGAACTTGATACTGTTAGACTCTTGCAAGACCTCTTGCTAAATGCTATTCCGCGATTTGAATTTCCTAGATTCGATATTTATGATTATGAAGAAGGATACACAATAGGAGGAACCTATTGTGGAGTAGAAAGTGATTATAAACCTGTGCCACTGACCTGTTGGGTTAGTGGCCATTTTAATTCTCTCTTGACGCAAGATGAAATCAATATACTATCTTTGAGTATGGTTGTAGAGTGGCTTGGCCAACAGGTTGCAACGACCGAAAATACACGAATGAAGTACAGCGGTTCTGACTATAAATTTACGAGCCAAGCGAATCATATAGCTCGCCTGAAGACGCTTATGGACGCGTATAGACAGGAATGCTTCCATTTACAAAGATTATACAAGAGAAGAAAGCTTGTGAATGGAGAAATTCGTTCTACTGCTTCGCTCTTGATGACGACTCCTTCTTATGGATATAACATAAAGGAGGATTAGTATGAATTTAAAATATGATATTGAATTAAATGATGAAGTATTAGTTAAAACTTTAGACAGAATTACAAATCAAATTTTTAAATTATTACCAAATAGAGAAGAGGGCGGGGAATGGAAAGCGCCCCTTCAAAATTTGATTATAGAATTAAGTGGAATGGATAAATTGTTTCTCGACCAAGCGGATTTCCTTCCATTAATTTCTAGATTGGAGGCTTTATTAGACTTAGATAAAGAAGATGATTTTCCTATTTTTAGAAAAGTTATTTTTGAATCATTGAGTCTAATGAGTTCATTAAAGAAATGTCTGGTTTAGATTTTATGAAGAAAAGAATGTTATTTGAAGGGGGCGGCCGCCCCACTTCTGATGGTCGAAATGTAAAAGGAAAGCTTTTATCTTTCAGAAGTGCTTTATGGAATTCCTATCAAGCGGAAGATATAACATTCAATGGACAAAAGTGCAGATGTTTAATAAATCCTGATAAATTAAAAGAAAACTATGACCATAAGACTATAAGCATTGACTTTGATTATGGCATGAAGCCAGGTGATACTTTTTATTGGGATAGAACAGAAAGCTACTGGATTGTATTTTTAGAAGAACATTGTGAGGAAGCTTACTTTAGAGCGAGCATCCGCAGATGTGATTATAAAATAGATAATGATTGGGTTTATTTGAGAGGCCCAGTAGAAACAGCTCTTATATGGCGACAGAAACATCAGATTGAATTTAATGAACTGAATTATTCTATTTTAGTTTATGTAACTAGAACAGAAGAAAACTTAAAGAAATTTAGTAGATTAAATGTGATTAAATTTGATGGACATAATTGGAGGGTCGCCGCAACAGATAAATATTCACAGCCAGGATTAATCGAGGTTTATTTAGAAGAATACCATGATAATCCTATGGAAGATAAGATGATTATACCTGAAATAATCAAGCCTGATGCGGCGGCCGCACATATTGAAGGTCTTCAAATTGTGAAGCCTTTTGCGGAAAAACTTTCTTATTCTATTGTTGGAATGAGCGGCGGGGCTTTTTCAGTTAATTCTAATAAAGTTAAAATTCTGAGTTCTGATGAAACTAGGTGTATTTTAACTGTGACTTCGGGTAAGTCTGGAAAATTTACTGTTACTTATAAGAAAGAGGGAGAGACTGATGTTTCTCTTGATGTAATAATAAAATCATTATAAGGGCAAAAGGAGATAAAAGGATATGCGCAGTATTAAGAATTATGTTAATGAAGATGGTACCTCAAATATCAAATCTTCTTTTCTCTCTTGTGAAAAGGATATTGAGACCATCGTTAGAAAACTTTTCGTTGAGAGCAGGCCTTATAGTGATGAACTCAAGAGATTGCTCTTGATTAACACTAAAGACTGTTTAGATGATAGAACAAATCCCGCCTATATTGAAAAGATAAAATCAACTGATGTTGGAGACCTAATGGAGCAAGGCTATATTATGACGCGGCCGCTCTTAGAAATGCGAGAAAATCAAGAGGTAAAGAGCTATATCTCTATTACTTTTGATAATTTTGCCCCAACTAAGAATGATTATTTTAGAAGCCATGTAATTGAGATTGATGTGATTTGTCACATTCAACAGTGGGATTTGGGCAATTGTAGATTAAGACCGTTTAAGATTGCGGGTTATATTGATGGAATATTAAATGAGACAAAGCTAGCGGGAATAGGAAGATTAGAGTTTTTAGGATGTAATCAGTTTGTATTGTCAGAAGAACTATCAGGCTATTGCCTTATGTATCGAACTGTTAATGCAGATGATGACAGAATAGAGCCAGCTGATGATTAACGAGTTATTGCTCTTGTCAAAAAAAGATATTCCATTTTTAGAAGCACAGGTCAATATACATCAACCCACAATAGGTGAAATTTCAATTATAGGTGAGGAGAGCTTTTTCTCGGGCTGTCAGTTATTAAATTTTTCCAAAGATATTTTAAAGGACGTGGACAAAGTAGATTTATCTGACAGGTCTGATTTTGAAGTATTTATGTCAATAATGTGTAGTTCTGAGAAGCAAGTGCATAAAAATAATGCTCTCATGGTGCTTGCTCTCTTATTTCCAAATCATCAGATAAAGTGCACTCCTAGTGAGTTGCTCTTGGTAAATGAGAAAGGAATTTCACGTATCAATACCACGAACTTTGATGCTTTCAAAAATATCCTCGTATCAATGTTTGTGTTAGACGACTCTAGCGCTAATGGCGGATATAACCCAGTAGATGGACGAGCCAAGAAAATAGCTGAAAAGTTACAAAAGGCTAAGAAAAAAGCTAATGATGGCACTAAGAAAGTGGCTATATTAAGCAGATATGTTTCAATTCTCACTGTTGGAGAAAATAAAGATATGAATAGCTTTGTGGAATATACAGTATTCCAGTTAAAGGATGAATTTAAAAGATTTCAGTTGAAACAGTCGTTTGATATCCATGTAAAAGCAAAATTAGCCGGCGCTAAAGATTTAGATGAAGTAGAAAATTGGATGGACGATGTTCATCCCTAGGTAATAGGAGGATAAAATATGGTTACAAGATTTGGATTAAAATTTTTCGGTCCCTTCTGTTGGTGACAATAGAAGAAAATTGCTCTAATTGCTGGAACCTCCTTAAAAAAAGGAAAATCAGCAGCCAAGCTTCTAACTTGGATTAGAAGAAGGTTCAACGACTAGTTAGGAATAACGTAGATAATAAGCTAATGATTATCGAAACGGGCAAAATCTTTTTAAGATTATGATATAGTCTATTCTATACGTATATATAAAGGTATAGCAGTTCATAAGAGAACGCAGATGGTCTTGCGAGCCATTTGGAATATAAAGCCAGAGAAATCTGCGATGTAACTTTTAAGGCTCTTAGTAATAAACAGAAGGTAGGTAACAAAGAATTTGCGGCAGGTCAGCCTGTATTCGTGATTGATACAGCGACTGCATCTAGTATGGAACAAGCTTCTACCACGGTTTATGCACAGGGTTAATTCGGCTCCTCTTAATGGCGACATTAGGATGATAATTGCTCTAATTGCTGGAACATCTTAATTAAATAACCGTAATTAAGACAATCAGCAGCTAAGAATTAAGTTTTACAATAGGAGAAAGAAATAAATGGATGGAGAATTAGTTCAAATTAGTAAATTCCTTCCTGAATTGAAAGAAAGATATTTCATAAATAGAAATGGAGAGCTTTTTACTGATTATGGAAAAAAGAAATTAAAAGATAGTGAAAAGAATGGATATGTAAAGAATGGCCTAATTATGAGGGATGGCCAATCTAGAAGTTATTTCAGACATCGCCTGGTAATGATATGTTTCTCTTATAGAGAAGATTATAAAGATATGCAGGTTAATCATATAGATGGAAATAAAAGAAATAATTCATTAGAGAATCTAGAATGGTGCACTAATCAAGAAAACAGGATTCATGCGGTAAAAACTGGCTTAGCCGCCTCATTAAAAGGAGAGTCTAATCCAGCTAGTAAGTTATTAGAATCTGATGTTAAAAAAATTATCCATGACCTTTTAAATGAAATTCCATATTCTGTAATCACCAAAAGATATAATTGTTCAAAAAGCACAATTTCTTCTATTAAACATAAGAGAAACTGGAAATATCTAACTGAAAATGTAAAATTTAATTAAAGTTCAACGACTATCCAGAGATGGAGTACATTGCAAGCGATTGGCAATGGAAAAGGGCAAGCTCTTTATTTCAAGATAAAGAATAAGATATAGTCTCATCTGCATGTATAATAAAAGATGCAGCTGTTTTACAGTGTTAAGCAGTAGCGAGCTTAATAGAAGATATTGGGAAAAGGTTATAACAGATTAATTGCTTGGGAAGGTTTTGATTGGCTTTCCAAAGGTGGTAACACCTTTTAGAAAAACTTCGTGAATTGCGGGAAAATCTGCTGATGTAGACAATCCGCAGCCAAGTCTATTTAATAATAGAAAGGTTCAACGACTATCGAAAAGAATGAATTAAAATTCAAACTTAGTAGAGTAGGCTTTAAGTAAAGCCGAAGTGCGAAGCCCCATTTGAAAATGGGTGAAGATATAGTCTCATCTATACGTATATATAAAGGTATAGCAGTTCATGAGAGAACGCACATAATTTAACGACTTATGTGGAAGAAAATGGAAAAAACACTTACTTTTAATGTGACAGACTCTCTTATGAGTCCGTTAGGACTCGCTGTTTTAACAGGAGCAGGTCTTGCAGAGAAAGACAAAGCAAAGCATATTCATATGACTTATGATGTTGCTACAGACGCAACAGGTCAATTCTCTATTGCTAAGGAAGATTTAGCAGCAGAGTTATATATCTCTAAGGATGCGGCAATCTATGTTTGTAAAGACACAGACCCTGACCATCCTTTTGTAAAGCCTTACGCAACTGTTCTTGATGGCAACGGCGCTATCAGCGGTTGGGTAGACGAAGTAGCATTCACTAATACTACAGTAGAGGATAACTTAATTCCTTTGAAGAATAAGGGAGACAAGCTTACTGGAAAAGCTACTGGTGTTAAGAGTGAAACAATTAAATTGGATTTCTATGTAGTTATGTATGACGGCGCAACAGAAATTACTATCGAGCCTAATGACTTTGGTGGTTTCTTCTATGTTGAAGCTGATACTCTTTATAGAAATCAGGACGGTAAAGACATGGCGGCTACCTTGACCTTCCCGAAGGTTAAGATTCAGTCCGGATTCACATTATCTATGTCTCCTACTGGTGACCCAAGTGAAGAATTGCGCTTGGCTGCTTAGAAATAAGCATGAAAAATAAATTCCTTAATTGCGGGAAAACCTTTAGAGCTTTTGTAACCAAGTTATCGTAGCAATACAGATAATGGCAAAGTTAATGACTAAGGTATGGTAAAATGACAAAAGATTAGGAAATCCGCAGCCAAACAACTTGTTAATAAGGAGAATACAAGTTGAAGGTTCAACGACTATCCTTAACAGGAGTACACTTAAGCGAGTGGAAATGGGAAACACCTTAACAGATGAAGCTGAAGGTGAAGATATAGTCTAATCTTATGAGAAATCATAAGCAGTTTAGAAGACGCAATGAGAAGTAGCGAACTCATTGGAATATAAATGACATTCGACTTTGTGATGGATGCATTCCCTGCTTACACTTATTTCGATAGAACTAAGAAAGTAGTATGTGACATTACAATTGTATCTGGTGAAAGTGCGGATGATTCTGGCGTACAGCATAGAACAGACGTACAGCACGGTGGACCAAAAAACTAGTAGTCCCCGGCGGGGTAGTTCCAGGCGGAGCACCTCAAACTCTTACTTTACAGCAGTTCGTTAATGCTGTAAAGGCAGAAGTTCCTAATTTGATTGGTAAGGATAAGACTGCAGCGCTTCAAGCGTTACAGGCTGCCGCCGATGCAATTGGAACCGGGGCTACAGTAGCCTATGTAACAGAACCCGATACCTTAAGTGGTGAAGGAACTGTTAAAGTAACTTACAATGCAGAAGATTCTGCTGAAATTAACGTAGACATCATTGCATAAGTTTACAGGGGGTTGGATTTTTATCCGACCCCCATTTTTTTGTTATAAGGGGGTGTTATTATTGCCACTAAAAGCGGAAATTAAAAGTGTTATTGAGGGAAACTTAGAATTTACAGAAGGTGATATAGATGTTCAAGGTTTAGAGACTATGCATCCTATGCTTAAAGAAGCAATGGCGGAAGAGGTTGTTGAAAACATTGATTCAGGCGCGGTTTTAGGTGCGGCAGCCGCATTCTTAAAAGCATATGAGAAGAACATTGCGGAGATCGAGGTCTTAGACTTACAGAGGCAAGCCATTAAACAGAAAGAGGCGAGCTTTCCGACGGAACAAGCAAGCACCGCCGCACAAGAGATAAGAAATAAACAACTTTTTCTATTGAAAGATTTCTATTCTAAGGCTTTTGCTTTTGACGATGAGTTAAGTAAATTTTTGTATGGAGATAAATTCCCTAAAAAGGGTTTATATATATTAGAAGACTCAAATACTGGAACTCTTGAAACCTATGAATTAAATATGGAGCAAATGCTAGAGCTAATCAATGCAGATGCGAGATTTAAGGTTGATAATAGGGATGTTCTAAATCAACAAATAGGGGTCGCCGCACTTGAGAATAAAAAGAAAGAAGATAAAGAGTGGCAAGACAGAGTTACAGTAGCAAGAACCGCATATAAAGCTGCTTCAAATAGACTTGAAAGATGCTATGAAGTTAGACAAAGATGGTATGAAAAAGGTAAGCTTGGTGAAAAAGGTTTTGATAGTGCGGGAAAGGTAAAAAAGCTTCAAAGACAAGGCGGTTATCTATTGTGGAAGAAAGGTAGAAGCTGGAATTGGATTCAGATAACTAATGCAGGAGATTTAAAAGAAGGTTATGCGGCAATGCTATTTGATAGTCATGCTGAGAACCTATTGCCTCTTAGACCGCACTTAGGAAAAGCACCTTATTATAGCCATGACTTAGTTGATAAATATGTTGAATATATTCAGGGTGTATCAAATAAGGCCGCAATCTTAGAAGAGGATATTGTAACTGAAAATGGGCAATATGGAGTAAAAACTCTTAATGCGGCGCTACCTACAATTAACCAGTATGTGGATAGTGCGAAGATTGTGCAATATTTTTTTAGCAGAAAACAATATGCTAAAGATAAAATTGCAAGCATCATAAGTGTTCTATATGACCAAGACGCAAAGAGAAATATTAAGAAAATAGTTGATAAAGATGTATTGAAATTTATTCAACATTTAACAAAGAATGCTTTTAAAGAGACAAGTTCTTGACATTCTAGAAAAATTTTGATATAATATAGATAAAGGATATAAAAGG